TTTATCTACTTCATGACGTGAAAAGAAAGAGTACATTCTTTTTACAGTAGAAAGACTTAATGTTTCTCCTCTAGCAAGTTGTCCTGCACGAGTCCATCCTACCGCAGTTCCTGCTCCTTTAGCCTTGCCCTGTTCTTTCCATCTAATAGCACGTTTTGCTGCAGACTTCATTCCAGCTGTAGGTTTGTATCCTTCTTTAGCCATTATTTCTCCTTTACACTAATCATTTTTACAGACTTGACTTCTTCGTCAATTCCAAAAATATCATTAATATATTCTATAGCATCTTCTTCGCTAAATGCTTGTACCTCTGCATTTATTTCAAGCTTAATGCTATAGGTTTTCATTATTTAATTTCTTGATTACAGGCTGGACAAGTCTTCTTTTCTGTAGATGAGGTTACTGTTTTTGCAGATCCTACACCTTTAAATTTAGGACGCCCAAATCCAACAATAGAAATTTGTACCTTTTTTGAATTCTTTTTAAAAGCACGAAGTTTTTTACAAACTTCTCCTCCGTTACGCTGGCTACCTTTTGGATCTCCAGAAGTATTTCCTTCAACACACCAAACTGTTCCATCACCATTATCGGCAATAACAATTCCAACGTGACTAATTCTATCTACACCATCTGCAGGAAAATCAAAGTAAGCAATATCTCCTGGCTCTGGATCTGCTAAATCTCCATCAATCCATTGACCAGCTTTTTTAAATGCTGCTGCTCCACCTGGTGTATAAACAGTATTTGGTATTTTTACTCCAGCTTCATTAGCACACCACATAACAAATGAACCACACCAAGGCTGTAGATCAGCCTTGGTGAATTTTCCATATTTAGTTTCATTGTCTTTAGGACCTTCAACAGTTCCTATTTCTGCCTTAGCAACTTCAACTAGTTTTTCTGCAGTGCCTTGGTCTGACATTATTCTTTATCCCAAGTTGTATCTACTGGTTGTTCTGCTGGCATTGCACCGTCTGGTTTAGCTAATCTACGTGCCTTAGCCTCATCAATTTCTGCTTCTAATTTTTTATCTGCTTGTGTATTTTTTGCATCTACTTCTTTGTTAGCAATTTGTGCCGCCATTACATCTTTAGCGCCTGATTGTCCAATTAATAATCCAGCCAATGTTCCAGTAATAAATGTAGCAACGCTACCTAATACGTTGAAAAACATTTTGTCATTCTCGGATTGTCCAGTAATTGGTTGTGTAACAAATATTAAAGCATACATGATACCAACTGAAGTTAAAAATAAAATAGAACCTAGTGTAATACCTAAAATAAATTTAAGTCTTGCATCTAAATCTTGTGGGGATAATCTTTCTCTAGCCATTTGCTACTTCCTTTGTGTCTGCTAAATCTTCTGGACATGCTCCATTAGCTGTACAGATAGGTGGTTTACATTCTGCATTTTCCCAATTAGCAGGGTCTTGACATGGATATCTATAGTGACCATCATAGCCACATCCACTTAAAGACAGCACCAAAAGGCTCGACGCTAAAAACACCTTTATTTTTTTCATAAGTCTATTATAGCAAATATAGCTTCAAGGTGCTAGTCTTCTTCTTTTTCGGCTCTTTCTCTAATACCTATTGTTAAAAACCATATAGCTACTGAGGCTAAAGTTACATAACCTACTACTGTTTTAGCGCTTCCTTCTAATACTACCCAGGCCACAAAAAATCCTAAGAATGTAAAGTTTTCGCTAAGTATGGCTATAACTCTTTTTTTCAACCAGTTCATATTACCCCCTTATCCTCATTATTGCACTACCTAAAATTACTTGTCCAACTAAAACTGCTGCAACAAGTACTTCTTTAGCTTTCTGTCTTTCTTGTGGAGACATATCTGCACCAATATTTGATAGTGCTTTAAACACTTCACACTTTTGTTCTTCTGTTAAACCTTCAATAGCTTCTTCTGGATTAAAACATCCTGCAATAGCATCTACTAAAGCTGCAGGAGATTCGAGGGTTAATAGTGCTGAAGCAACTTCTGCAGTAATAACTACAGCATTTCCATTTAAATCTGTTCTTACTTCTACTGGTATTAGTGGTGGAAGATCTGAATATTCAAGTCCTGCTGATTTTATATCTGCCGCTTCAACTGGAGTACCTTCTGCTGATTGTACTAAAACATCAGCAACCAGTTCTTTTTCTGCTAATGTAAATTTACCATCTTCTGATAATGCCTCTGCTAAATTTGTTACTTCTTCAACAGTAATTTCTCCATCTGCTGCTAATATTTCTGTAATTAATTCTGCTTCTGTTTCTGTTAATCCACCTTCAGATAAATCAGATGACACTTCAGACATAACTTCTAAAGATATATCTCCATCTTGAGATAACATTTCTACTATTGACTCTATATCAGATTCTGTTAAGGCTCCTTCATTAATTAAATCACTAATTATTTCTTGTGCTTCTTCTGTAGTTGCTTCTTCAAAAACAGGTTCTTCAATAGCTGGCTCTTCAATTACTGGCTCTTCAATTGTAGGTTCTTCAATAGCTGGCTCTTCAATGGCTGGTTGTTCAGTTATTGGTTCTTCTGGAGCTGAAATTTCTGGTGCAATTATAAATGCTGGTTGTGCTGGAGATTGAATAACTTCTTCTGCTGGTATTAAAACAATAACTTCTGAATATTGACTTACTGGTCCAGACCAGTTAGCAATTCTAATTGTATATGTAGCGCCTTCTGTTAAACCAGTTAATTGAATAGATTCTGGTGCTCCATCTGTATTTAATGTTTGACCTTCATATGGATTTTCTGCATCTGGATCATTTGTTGTAACTTGATAAAACCAAGTATTAGCACTATAACCTTCTGGCAATTCTGGTGCAATAATGACAGTTGTACCTTCAATTACTGGCTCAGATAATATTGGTGCTGGAGTAGGAATATTTTGATTTATAGCATCAGTTAGTTCTTGAGCATTAATATTTAATGCTGTTTGTAAATTTGTTTTTGTAGTTGATGCTGTATTTATAGAATTAACTAATGATGTTGTATTGATAGCATTTATTGCTGATGCGTTTAAAGTATTTTGTGCAACAACTGGAGTAAGGCTTTGATTTAATTGTGTAATAACAGCATTTGCTGCATCTACTGCTGCTTGAACTGTTGATGTATTTGGATCTACATATGGAGTAAATGTTGAACCTTGACTTATCTGTCCTGCAAAACCAGAACCAGTATTTGTATCTTCAATTGGTATTATTGTTCCATTTGTTGTTTCTCTATAATTAAACCTAGATCCATTTGGAATTGGGCCAGTAGCAGTTACATTTGCCATCCATGCACCATCAGTTGGATTAACGTCAGCATTAAATCTAATTTGAACCATTTGCGTTGAAGCATCTTGTTGTGGGTATGGACGAACATCCCATGCAATATCTAATGATGATCCTGTTGTTGAATATGTAATTCCAGTTCCTGTGCTCCAGGTTGTCCAGTCCCATCCAGCAATAGAAACTGAAGGAGCATTAGGAGTTTGATAATAAACCCAACCTTCATCTACTCCAAAAGTAATTGTGGCATTTGAACCAACATAAACATTATTATATAGAGTACCACCCATTTGTAAACTAAATGGAAGATTCATAAGAATTCCTGCGTCATCTACACCAGAAAGAACATTTGTTGTGGTTCCAATAGTTGCTTGTAAATTATTTACTGCAGTTTGAGCATTATCAATAGCAACATTTGCTTGAGTTAATTCGGTTTGTGCTGTTGTTTGAGCAGTAGAAGCGGCTGTTTTTGCAGCAACTACTTGAGAAACTTCTAATTGTGCAGTAGTTGTATCAATATTATTTATTGCTAATTGAGCGGTCAATACAGTTGACTTAGCATCTGTAATTATTTCAGAGCTTTGATCTACTGGATTAGTGGATAAGTCTATATTATTAATATTAGCAGTTGCAGTATCTACTAAAGAAACTGCAGTTTGAGCAGATGAAATATCTTGAGTTAATTCGGTTACTGCAGTTTGAGCTTGAGGTAACTCGTTTTGTGCTGCTATTATTGTAATTGTAGCAGTATCCGTTGCTGCAATTGCTTGTTGAACCTCTGTAGTGGCTGTTGCAAGGGCCTCGTTGACTGCTTGTTGGGCTGGGCTAATAACTACTTGCTCTTGATTAGATTCATCTGTAGCCCATGCATAACTTGGACCTATAAAAAATAGCCAGCCTGTTACAAAAAGGCTAGCTAAAAATAGCTTTATCTTTCTACTCAATCTGGATTCTCCAAAGTAACAAAACTTTTGTTACATTTGAATTATATCACAGTAAAGTTATTAAAATTATTTTAGTTACTTAGGATTGTCAGTTTTGTAAAAACCAGTTCCTTTAAACTGAACACCTATTGATCCATAAACTTTATTCATAGGGCATGCACATTTTTCACAAATTTCTGTAGAATCTGCTTCAGAAAATGATTTGTTTACTTCTTTATTGATGTCACAGGATATGCATGAATACTCGTAGATTGGCATTATTTCTTCTTTGCTCTTTGTTTGGCTAGTGCTTCAAAGTCTTTAACCTTGGTCTCTCCCATATATCCCCAAGCATATCCATCTTCAATCATCTGCTCATTAATAGATTTAGAAGATCCGTCAACATATAACCAGCCTAAAATTCTTCCATACTTTTCAGAACTATCTGGTTTTTGTGTTTTAATAATTATATCTTTTGCTTCTTTAACTTTATACTTAATATACTCTTTTGCTTCAAGTCCCAAAGCTTTCTCAGCTTTATCTGTTGTTCTTGATTCTGGAGTATCTATTCCTGCCAGCCTAACTCTTTGAGAATACGATATGCTAAATCCTAAATCAATATCCACATCTATGGTATCACCATCAACCACATTTGTTATTTTCTTTACACGATATTCGTACACTATATCCTCCAATAATAAGGGGCAGTTTAAAGACTTGCCCAGGTCCATCAGTTATTTAATGTCGCTGTCTCCCCCGACATATCTGCGACTCCCCAGTGACGGGGTGCAGACTACTATTATACTATTATTTGATTTTGATTGTCTTTGGCTTTTTATCTTCAGGCACAATTTTTTCAACTGTAACTGATAACAAGCCGTTTTTTAATTCAGCACCAGTGACTTCCATATACTCACCAAGCGCAAATGTGCGGGTAAATTTACGAGCAGCAATTCCCTTATGAATTGCTTCACCAGAATCTTCTGCCGATACTTGACCCTTAATGACAAGGGTTCCGTTATCAATAGTTATATCAACATCCTTCTTGTCAAAACCAGCTAAAGCTAAATCGACACGAAAAACATCATCTTTAACCTTTACAATATTGTAGGGCGGATATGATTGATGTGATGCTGTTGTATGTACTGTATTTAGGCGATCAAACATGTCGTTGAAGCCAATAAAAAATGGATCCTTAAAAAGATCCAGCGTAAAATGTGTTACCATTTTATTCCTCCTTTAAGCAAATAAATTAATATGTGGGTCCCGCTAGGCGACCCACATATATTATATCAAAAACCTTATTAGGTTTGCAAACTGGGCTAAATTACTTGCCCTTTTTCTTTACTTTTTTCTTAACTGGTGCTTTTTTAACTGGAGCCTTTTTTACTGGCGCCTTCTTTGTTTTAGCCTTTAATGGCTTCTCTTCAATAATAACTTTAACAGATGGAAATAAAACTTCTTTTACTTTTTTTAACATTTTTTTCTCCTAGTATATTTTCTTTTTCTTGTCTTTCATTTTTTGCTCATCTGCAGTTGCTGCATAAAGTGCTCTCATGTGAGCCATTGCTGCAGCCTTTCCTGGATGGCAACCTTTTAGTTCGCCTTTGTCATTGACTACTGCATATCCGCTGCAGCCAGCAACATTTTGTTTAACATTATATGGCATATTATCTCCTAATCATTTGGTATTTCTTTATCAAAAAGATCTACCAACCCGTACTCTTTTGCAAGAGCTTTTCCTTCTGGACTTAGTGTAAATGTAGCTTGTAAATTTTCATCATATTCTACAGACAATAAGTCTTTATCATATAAATCTAGCAAGGCCATATCTATATGTTGTTCATGTGATTCCCATAATTCAGGAGCCAACTCTTTTGCACTTTCATTAATGGAGTAAATAATTTCTCCATTTTCATCCACACCTTCTAACTCTACAACACCAATACTTAGATAATATTCAAGTCTTTCATCACTTGAATCCCCGACTATATCGTCATCTTCCATATTCATATTATACCCTGTTTTACTGTAATGTTCCATCATCATTTTTGTCAATAGTTGTCTCCACTATTTGCTGTACGTACTCAGAAAAATGCTTTCTAACGCTTCCTTTGGGTCTAGTCCCCAAAACCTTCCATATTCTTTTATACTCTATTACATTTGCAAATGTAGTTGGGCATAAAAGAACGTTATTGTATTCTTTCAATACAGTTGGCAAGGGTACGTGCTTTCCACAGCATTTACACTCTTTAGCCTTTTCTTGGTAAGTACTCATATTATCATCATCCTATCCATCGCTTCTCTCAGTCTATCTGGCATATGTGGTGCCCTAATCATATTTGTTGTTGTTGTGTCTTTTTCATCTCTAGCAAAGTCGTTATCGTAGCTCATAGATTGATAAGTATGTATTTTTATTTCCTGTTCTGAATTAAATTTACTTCTACTTATTGCATTATATATTGAACCACAAACTGCATCTGCTAAATCTTTAGATCCTTTTCTTGGGTGATCTACCCTATCTCTCATAATTTTTAATTGAAGAAGTTCATCTATCAGCAATTGAATATAAGGACCAATTAGTCTTTCCTCAGCAACTATCATTGCCATATCATCATAATGTTTTTTAGCGACAGATAGAATTTCTGTATTGATACCATATTGTTTTAATTGTTGCATCATGTCATGAGAATTCCATCTGTCAAAGGTGCAAACTCTAATTTTAAATCCTCTTGTTTTTAATGAAAGAATATAATCTTTTACCTCTGTAAAATCTACAGATTTATCTTTAGTCGGCGTCCAGTATCTAACAGCATCGATCTCTACTATTGGAGCTGGCTGAGAGTAATC